TGAGCTTGCAGTATCTGACGATGAGGCAAAGCGGAGCGGAAGCCCAAGTTCGCCCCCGTGTCGGAACGCGGGTTGTTGCCGTTGAACGAGGCGAGGCCGCAAGAGGAGTTGAACCAGTAGCCGCCGGAGTAGAAGCACCGTTCGGCAGCGCCATTGTTAAACCAGCAGCCATTGCCATCTTCCAGCGTATCGCCGGGATACTCCAAGAAACCGAGGTTGTACAGCCACAGCTTCGCGCCGTCCTTGATGGTGCTGTCGCACTCAATCTGCGCCTCGGTTTCGTAGTCGGATTCGTCCTTTTTGACGGTAATATTGGTGGACCAGACCAGCTTGTTGTTGATATGGTCAGCCTTAACAGAACCGGAAGTGGTGCCGCTGCCGTTAGGGGTAATCAGAGTGCCGTCCGCAGCGTTGATGGCTTTCCACTCTGCAGAGGTCGCAGACTGGCTGTGTGCAGAATCCGCACCATTGTTATTGGCCAGAATCTGCAGCTCGCCGTATACCATGCGAACGCCGCCAGACCACTCCCAGATATTGCCGGTGAGGTCAGCAATACCAGACGGGGTCTGGTCGTGATACCAAGTCAGAGGACCGGTGCCAGTGGCAGTGCGACCAGTGCCTTTGTCACCGTCCTTGTAGGTCGGAATGGCTTTGTAGACGTTCTCGCTGGGATGCTTGCCAAAACTGGTGTTGCCCTTGGGCAGAAAACCGTTGGCGATGCACCAGCGCAGAATCAGCCCCCATTCGATGCGGGTCATGCAGTGCCAGCCCTCGCCCTTTGCCTCGCAATACTGGCGAGCCTGATCAAAGTTCATGCCAGCAGCAGGGTCAACGCCGCCGATGGAATAGGCACGACCATCCTGCACGATGTTCAGGTACTTGGAAATGTAGATAGCGTCTACCTCGGTGCCGTTGACGATAAACGCAGGGTGCACGGCGGTGCTTTCGCCCATGCCCAGCTGCTTGTAGGTCATCTTCGGGATCTTCACCATGATGCTGGGCATACCAGCGTTATCATAGAGCAGTTCGTTGCCGGGTGCGAGGCCAGTCACGGCCAGATTGGTCAGGTCAAAATTTGCAGCCATAGTAGTTACCTCCTATCAGTCGATGGCCCACAGGGTCAGGGTCACATTGTTCATGGAGAACGGAATCGGCTCCGCCGGGGTGCTGTTGCCCATGCGGGTGCCACCCTCGGCGTTCTCCTCGCCGTCTGTGGTCACTTCCTCAATGGGCTCCGGCTGGGTGTACTGGCGGGCAGGGATATCGATTTCCGCCACATAGCTGCGGCCGGCAGCTGCGCCGATGACCAGCTCACCATAGCTGTCGTAGCACACATCGATGTGAACGTCACGGTCGTCCTCGCGCTTGGCGAGGTTGATGGTCAGGTCATCATCAAAGCAGATTTTGTTCTTGACGACCTCGTAGGGAATCTTGGTGCCGGAATTTTTTTCGATAACGGTCATTTCAGAGTACCTCCGATTGCGATGTATTTGATGGTGGCAGACTTTGCGGAGCCGTTGTAGGCCAGCTTGAAGCCGTTGACCAGCTTCTCGCTGACCTCAATATCCCCGACAGGGCCATCGGATTTGACCAGTTCGGTCATAACCAGATAGCTGGTGCTGCCCATGTTCTTGCCCAGCGACACGCTCTTTTTGGAGTTGTTGCAGGGATAGGTACGGGCATTGGTCAGGTCCACGCTGCCGGACACAATCTGCCACGAGTTATCGATAGTGGCCACAGTTTCGTTCAGCTGCCAGCCCTGCTGCCGAACTGTATTGAACATCATGCCGAAAGCGGCATAAATATCCCATACGCCGTTTTCGATGTTATTGAAATGTGCCTGATCCTGAGGTGTGCCCTGCTGCATCACCTTGCCAGCGGGAGTGATGGTCCATGTTCCGTCATGGTTGTCGTTGATGACGTACAGACCGGGCTTGTCCGTTACATGGTCAAGCCATACCGTTTTTGCGTACACGGTCATTCCTCCTTTTTCTTCTCGGTAAAGGTAAAGTCGAACCAGTACAGAATACCAGTCTGACCTGTCGAGATTTTGATGTTTACGTCCTCGTGCGCCCAGACCTGATTGTCCGAGTTGAGCAGTTCCACACGGTTCACCGTAATCTCGCCCAGCCCGGTGATGGACACTCTGGCGCGGACAGTACCATCAGCCAGAATGTCGATGCCGGAAAGCGGAACGGTGTAGTAGGTCGAGCCGACACGGAAACGCGCACAGGCAATGCGCCGTTTGAGATAGCCCCGCAGGTCTGCGAAGCCAGCCGAATCAATCATGCTGCTACCTCCTTAAAAATTTATTCCCGGTGCGCTGCCGCACACCTTTGCGATGTAGGAAACGCCGAGGCCGGATTCCTCGGCAACAAGCCCTCCGCCTGATGTACCGCCGGATGTGGCGGTTGCCGGATGCAGACCAGCTGTCAGGTCGCCGGATGCCGGGGCCGCGTATGTGCTGCTGCCGTCTGCGGTCTGCACAACAACATACCCCGCATCATCGAAGCCCTGCGTGGCCGTCTCCGGGTAGGTTCCAGCCAGTTTCTCCGGTGCATAGGCTCCACCATTGTCCACCGTCAAAACCTCGATTTCCGAGGCGGCAGTGCGGCCCTGTGTGGCTGTGGTCGGGAACGTGCCAGCGTCGAGCTGCCCGGTGCGGGGGTGAGCGTAGCTGCCGCCGAACTCGTCCGTAACGATGATGATGTTCCCAGCGGAGATGCCGCCCTGTGTGGCAGTTTTGGGGAACGTGCCGCATCGCCGCACCGCATACACGATGTAGCCGCTGCTGGTCACGATCTCGATGCCGAACGTGCTCTGGTAGTACACACCATCGTTGTGCGACCGCAGGCTCTTGTAGTAACCGATGGCCCACAGCACACGTTCGGTGCTGACGTAGGACGCATCGGAGCCGCTCATGTCCAGCATGACCCGGAAGTGGTACGGCTCGCCGCCATACTGCCACCATTCCTCCAGCCGGGAACCGGGATAGATAGCCCGGATGCCCCGCAGCACAGCCCCGGCGGTTCCCCGGTGACGATGGATGTAGGGCGCGGACTTGATGGTGCGCCGCTTTGCAGCGAGGTCGTAGTCGTGGTCGTACCAGTCTACGGCGAAGTCTTTCGCTAGAATATCCAGCAGGTCTTCCGGCAGTTCATCGATGCGGGTGTAGATTTGGCCGAGGGTGACTTCATCGAGCCGCATTTCCAGCACGTTGGCGATGGAATGAGCCAGAGCGACCATTTTAGGGTCTTTCTGGAGGGCAAGCGGAAAGCCATCCATCATCTGCTCGGCGGTCATGGTGTAGTTACTCATCCTCATACCCTCCGCTCTGCACGGTGACCGTGCCCACCTTGGCTACCTGCGGCACCTTGTCCGAGGTGAGGTCAACGGACGGTTTTCCGTCTTCCAGCGGAGTGAATGCCGGCTGTTTGAGATCCACACGCTTGATGCCGACTTCCAGCAGCAGATACCGCAGCTTGTCGGGGTTGATATCCCGGCCCATCTTGCCGGACTGCCATTTGATGTACTGCTGCACAGCCTCGTTTACTCGTGTCTGCGCATCGGTAGCGGAAATGTCGCCATCACGGGTCAGATAGTAGGTCAGGTTGATATTGTAGGTCACAACATCGGGGTCGCCAGAGATGACACGGTCGGTCAACGGTCGGACTTCATCAGCCGAGCAGACCTCGACCATGGCCTTTTTGGTTTCCTCTCCTGCGATATTGCCATCATCCATGACAGCATACAGACAGACGGTGCCGGGACTGGGGCTGTTTGCCACAACATCCGCAATTTTCGTGGACACGCTCTTTGCGAAATACTTGTAGCTGCCAACAGGCCCGGCACTGGACCACGCACTCTGGCTGTCCAGCAGCAGTTCGTAAAACTCATCGTCTTTCGGAGCATCGCTGCCGTTTGCGCTGATGGTGACATTGGAGCAGCCGGAGTAGTAGTCGTACACATCAACGATGGTGTTGATATCGCCGACCGCATAATCATTTCCAGCCGTGCCAACGGTCTGGCAGGTAACGGTCACATCTGCATAGGTCGAGCCGATGGGAATGTACTCGTCCTCGGCGGTCGCCCAGTACAGAGTGGCGTTTGCATCCGTGACGCGAGTGCCGGACGGGATGAGGATTGCGCTCTGCCGCGCCTCGCTGATGTTGAAACGCATGGTGCAGGTTGCTGCGGTAGGCTGCGGACGCTGCTGCAAGTAGAACAGCTCAGCCAGCGCATCCAAATTCTCACCCTCTGCCCGGCTGGGCAGATTCTGGTTGTCAGCATGGTTGTTGAGGGCACGCTCGTAGATTATCGCGTCCTCAATCCACGAGATGAACAGCCGTTCCGGGCTGCCTGGGCGCACGGATGTGCCAAAAACCTGCTCATACCCCGCACAGAGCAGCGCATCCAGTTCGTCAACGTCGGTGCTGATGAACTGGTGGTCTGCGGTACTACGCATTGATGCTCACCTCCACAACGGGAAGCATCGTTCCGGGGTTGTCCTTGGAGGATTTGAACGTAGTCCCCATATAGGTGGCTCTCGGTTCAAACCGTTCGATGGCTTCCTTGATGGCGGCGCAGAGCATAGGCTGCGCCACGTTTTCCGGGCGGTCAAGAATATCCGAGATGTCGATGCCAAACTCCCGGTAGCCCGGCACAGTGCCTTTCGGCGTGGATAGGATGACGGCGATGTTCTGCAGAACGCTGGCCATGGTATCCTGCTCGCCGAGGGAAATGGCGGTCAGGTCATTTGCCGACACCAGATAATTGCTCATAAAATCGCCTCACTCTCTCGGATATTCCAGTAAAGTGACGCTCGCAGTAATCCATGTCGGAACACCGAAAGCGTCTGTGTACTTGGTCTTGAATTTCACGGATTTGATGACCCACCGATAGCTGCCGAAGACTTCGTTGCCGAGGACGAACGGCAGCGTCGTGTGATTATCGACATACCCCTTCAGGATCTCGCGCTGCTCGCTTGGAGCCACGCCAAGGTACGCCGAAAGTTCAATATCGAACGTGATGGTGTCGGCATCCGTGCCCGTAAACTCGGCCAGAGCCTTGCCTCCGGCACGTTGGTGGGTGGTGTATCTGGCAGACACGCTCTGCGCCATGTCCTTGATGGTTTTGACGTAGCCATCGAACACGGCAAAGATAATGCCTCCAAGGCATCCAACAATCACGGATAAATCCCTCCCAACACGAAGCCGTCAGCGTTGAAGCACGGCAGGTACAGGCAGATCACGATGTCATCAATGGCGGGCACCCACCACACCACATGGGATTTATGCTGGTGGTTTGTGGAGTTGTCCGCGCCCGTGACCTTTTCCTCCTCATCCCAAATCTGGCGGGTGCCGTTCTGGGTGTTGAGGATTTTCAGTGGATACGGAGCCGGGTGCGTAAACTGGTGATCGTGCAGCCCCGCCTCCTCGGTGTATACGATAGCCTTGTAGTGCTGCATCACAGGCAGCCAGCCAGATGTAATCCCGGTGTCCTCGAACTTCACGCGCACAAGGCGTTTTTTCTTGTTCACATCGGTAACTTTTCCGATGCGAACATCGACGTTCATGTTCATCAGTAACCTCCCAGCGTATGGCGGCCAATGACTTGCGTGGTGTACCCACCAGAGCCAGATACTGTGTGCTTAGACTGCTTCACGATGTACTTCCCGGACCACGGACCGAAGCCCTCCGCATTGAACGTCAGGCCAGCCACCTTGCCGGGGTCGCCCGGATAGGTAAAACTCATCTGACGCTCATACTTGTTGTAGAGCCGGAGTTTCTTTGCAGCCAGTTCTTTCGCCTCTGTCTTGCTCGTGACCGGGGCGTAGACTTCCAGCTGCTGATTGGTCTTGCTCTTGGCATCGTAGTCCTTAACGTAGGCAATGCCCTCGATAGCCTTGCCATCAGGCCCAACGTAAGATACCCGGCATGACGCATACTGTGTTCCAGCCCGACCGAGCGAATGACCATACTTGATATAGCTTTTGTCGTCCAGCACGGTAGTCCACACAGCGTCCTTGCCCTCGTACTCCTGTTGGTCAAAGATGACGATTTTGCCATCGGTGCATTTCAGCGACAGCCCTGCATCATGGCAAAGCTGCTGCAAGAAGTCGATGTCAGAGCAGCGGTACTGCTCGACACGTTTATACTCCGGGTCTTTCTTCGCAAGGAACTGGGACTTCATACCGTTCTTCTGCGCCATTTCGTTGGCAATGCCGGAGAGCTTGTACTTTTCCCAGCCCTTGCTCTGCTTTGTCTGCCGAATCTGGCTCGTGTACGGTAAGCCCACGGCCTTGATGGTGATGACACTGGGCGGCCCGGTGGCCACCACGCCGTCAAACTCAAACACGCCGCAGTCGAGGGCTTCGTCCTTGCCATCGGAGTGCCAGTTGCAGGCGGTGATGGTAGCTCGGATTTTCAGGCTTCCTTCTCCGCTGCCAGAGGATGAACCAGAAGAACTGCCGCCAGATTTGCCGGAGATCTCACTGGCATCCACCCAGCCGTAGACACGGGATGTGCCATCGGTGTGGATGACGTGGTATGGATGCAGCGCACCCTGTTTGATGATGGTGATCTTGGCAGGTCCAGCCTTGGGATTTCCATTTGCCTTTTTGTTCGTGGATGCCTTATAGTGCGGACCGCCAAGGAACTGCACCACATCGCCGACCTTATAGCCGTCGGAAGATGCAGCCGATACATCGCCGTCTATCATCTTCTGGAGCCAGCTCTCCATCCAGATACCATCACGATCTTGCAGTTTGATTTGCAAGTCGTCGGAGGCATCCTCCTCGTTGTCGATGAACGACAGCGAGAGCAGGTATGGCATAATGCTGCTGGTGATATCAGTTCCGTTGAACTCGACAGTACATTCGGCGTGTCTGGCGGTGTTTTCATCACTCATGTGACCACCTTCTTCCACGGCGGCAAGGTCGAGCTGGTCTTTGTCTCAATGTCCGGGAGCGTCAAAACGATTCCGGCCGGAAAAACAAAGTAGCCGAGATATTGCGAGTTTGCCTCCATCAGACGGGGCGCAAGGGCGCAGCTGCCCAACTGGGAGAACGCAATCTTCTCCCAGCGGTCACCCTGCACGGTCGTATAGGTTTTGCTCATACGTAACCCCTCCTGAAATCATCGTCATTGGCATCTTTCACGATGGACAGCACAATGTCCCTCAACTCCTCGTTGTTCTCGTTCAGGATGCTGTGCAGCTGGTCAGTATCAGATATACCGCTGATGTGGTAGACGGGCGAAACGGTGATAGGAGCCGCGCTGCTGGCGTTAGAGCTGCCAGATGCAGAGCCGCTCGGCAGCTGCACTTCCGTAACGGAGCGAGTTTCGCCGCCGTTGAAGTAGACCGAACCGCTGCCATTGACGGTTTCTACATACCGACTGTACTCCTCACGCAGCGTCTGGGCTTCCTTTTCCTCACGGATGGCATCCCAGACAGCAGACAGGTCGATAGTATTTGTGCTGGTGATTTGTTCCAGCTGCCGCGCCTCGTTGAACGCTGCGCGGGTTTCCGGTGTGGTCGAAACTATTTCCCCACCGCCAAAGTAGACCAGTTCCGGGCCTTTCTCGCCGACGATGGCAAAGCCCGGCGCAGCGGATTCCGTACCGACTGCATAGCCCGGAATATTTCCTCTGCGCTGGTGCAGATTGTAGTTGGAGTTTGCAGTGGACAGAGCAGAGGTGGCAGCCGAGGCCACCCGACCGTATGCTTCTTTGACGAGCGGAGTCATGTTCTCCGCACCGTCGATAAAGCCCTGAATCGTTGCCTGCGCGCTCTTGACTGCCTCATCGCTCAAATCCATGTCGGACACGGAATCCGAAAGGTCTTGTGCGATTTCGTCCAGAGCGTTGCTCATCCCGGTCTGGAGGTCGGCAAGGCTATCGCTGGTGCTTTCCTGTGCTTCTTGCAGGGAACGGTAGTTCTCTACCATTTTCGCAAGGTCAGCGTCAGAAGCGGATGCCATACCAGCAATGGCGTTGACAGAATCCTTGCTGCCATCAGCAAAACTGGCTATGACCTCGTTCAGACCGTCAATGTCAGCGGCCCGCTCGTTCAGCTTTTCGAGGTTCTGGTTGTAGTTATCCCAGTAGGTAATCTGGCTTTCCAGCGCAGAGTTGATGCTCGATGCGGAGGTGGCCACGACCTTTTCGGCAGAATCCCACAGGTCATACTGGCCGCTGACACTCTTGTACGCAGCGTCAAAAGCGTCATTGTAGGCCGATATGATGTCCTGAATCTCGGTTTCGGCATTGGAGATAGCGTCGGTTACGGTCTGCTGCTGCTCGGCTACGCTGTTGGCGCTGCTGGCAGCGTCCTCCTGCGCTGCGTTCAGGGAATTGACTGCATCGATGGCTTCCCGATACTCGGCCTCAGCCGCATCGATGGCTTCCTGATCCTGCTCTACGGCCTCGGTGTAGTTTTCGACTTCATGCCGGGCGGTAGCGAGGTCTTCCGAGTAGCCCAGGTACTCTGTGCGCAGCTGCTGCACATCATCGCCCATAGAACGCCACGGAATATCCTGAACCGTGCCGTAAGTGGACTTGAATTGCTCATCCGTCATGCCGAGCGTGGAAAGCAACTTGCTGTAGGTTTCGTCCATGCCGGCATTGGATTTTTCAACTTTCGCCTGTGCAGCAGCCAGCTTCGCTTCATTCGCCGCACTTTCGACCAGCACATCGTTGTACTGCTCGTAGATTCCGTTCAGGTACTCTTGCCGAGCCTGCGCTTTCACATCGTCCGCATAAGCATTCGCGTGCTGGCGCAGAGCTTCTGTGCCGCCCTTGATGGAATCCGTTTCAAGGTCAATATCATCAGCCAGACTGGGCACCAGCGCAGACAGACGGGCAAGGGTATCGTGATACTCAGCGTTCCCGGCAGTATTGCCGTTGGTGGCAGCTTCGATGGCCTCCAACTTGCTGATGTACTGGTCCGCGACACTGGCAGTGGCTTCCATGTTGGACAGCGTGGAATGGTAGGTGTCGCTGACCTCGTCCATGCTACTGCCCATATCGCGGGCTGCGCTGGTCAGTTCTCGCACATGCGGGACACCATCGTCTGCTGCGCCGGAAATTCCACCGATTACGGCAGCGAGAGCCGTTCCTGCAATGACAACGCCCGCAAGAACAGGAGCCGTCACTCCAAGGGATGCAGAGAACAGGCCCATAGCTGCGCTGCCAATTTTTATTGCCGCAGATGCGGCAGTCACAACGCCAAGGAACCCTCCAAGAGCGACAGTTCCGGCCGCAACCGCCTTGACTACACCGGGATGTTCCTCAACGAAGCCCTGCATCCAGCCCAGAACTTTAGCCCCGACATCGTACAGCTTGGACAAAGTCGGGGTCAAATCCTCGCCGATGGCGATTTTTAGGCCGTCAGCGGCAGACTGCATCAGAACCAATCTGCCGTTCATGTTGTCCAGCATGGTGCCGGCCATTTTGTCGGCAGACCCGGCGCAGTCGTTCAGGGCAGCGGTGTAGTCTGAGAACGACTGCCCGCCCTCGGCTGCGGCTTCGCTGCACCCGGCCATGATGGTTTGCAACTTGGAATACTGGTTCGTGCCAGCGATGGTCTTGGCAAGGTTGGCCTGCTCTTGGTCGGTCAGGTCGCCCCAGACCCCGGCAATCCCGGTAAGGATGCTGGACAGGGACTGCATATTGCCCTGTGCATCGTAGATGTTCACGCCATAGTTCGCCAGTTCGTCACCGCACTTTTTCGTGTTGGTGGCAAGGCGGGTAAAGATGGCGTTCAGGGCTGTGCCAGCCTCGCCGCCCTTAACACCTGCATTGGCCATGGTAGCCAGGACTGCGGTGGTCTCCTCAACAGAGTAGCCGAGGGAGGTGGCGGTGGATGCACATGCCTTGTATGCCTCGCCCAGCTGGATCACATCCGTGTTGGAGTGAGCCATGGCGTAGGCCATCACATCGACAAAGTGCGTGGTGTCAGAGGCTTTCAGACCAAAGGCGGTCAGATAGTCGGTGACAATATCCGATGCCTGCGCCAAGTCCATGTTGGCAGCAGCGGCCAGATTCAGCACAGGGCTGATGCCCTCCAGCATGGACTGGGTGTTCCAGCCTGCCAGAGCCATGTAAGATAGAGCGTCAGCAGATTCACCAGCGGTGAACTTTGTGCTTGCGCCCATCTCCTTGGCTTTGTCGGACAGGGCTTCCAGTTCATCGCCGGATGCGCCGGACAGGGCTTCGACGTTGCTCATGGATGCTTCAAAATCACCTGCGGTGTTGATGCAGTCCATGTATGCGTCTTTGATTTCGTCAAGGGCTTTTGCGATGCCCGCCGTGGCAAGCACAGATTCAACGGCATCAATGGCTTCGACAGATTTCTCGCCGAAGCCCTTTGCGCCCTCTCCGGCCTCGTCCATGGTCTTTTTGAGGTCAACCTGCTGGTCTTTCAGCTTATCGACCTCGGTTTCCAGCCGAGTGGTTTCTGCTGTCAGCTGCGTGGTGTCCACGCCAGCTTCCCGCAGGGTGTTCCCGGTGGCAGCCAGACGCTGCTCATAGGTGTGCAGGGAGGTCGTGGTCTTGTCGATCTGCGCCTGCTTGGAAATCAGCTTGTTTTCCAGCGCAGAGGAATAGCCCTCGGTCTCCTGAATCTCTCTCTGGATGTTGTCGTACTGCTGCTGCAATACGGCAAGCCGCTGCTTGGTGGAATCAACAGCCTGCTGTTGCTTCTGGTACGCAGTTATGTCGGACTGCACTTTGTTCAGCTGCTGGATGCGGTTCTGCGTTTCCACAAGAGCGGACTGCGCAGCCTTGAAGGTGCTGGAGAAGTTGCTGTCCTGTTTGGCGGACAGGTTGAACAGCAACTCCCATTCTTTTCGAGCCACTACTTCGCCTTTCTCGCCTTTTCGCGCTCGGCAACAATGGCATTGTTGGTATCAATCCATTGCCGCAGTTGATACAGGGGCATTGCAAGCCAGTATGGTGCAGGGGTGTTGTTGCCCTGCGCCATCAGAAGGGCTTGCCGCCGCAGCCACTCTCCACCATCGTCAGTTACACATCCGACAGCATCAAAAAATTTCTTGCTTTGGTGCGGATGGTGTTGTAATCCCGGATGCTCATTGCACCGATAACATCAACGCCGATGGGCTGCGTACACGCCCGGCAGGCCATCCGAATCAGATAGCCCGCACTCATACTCGGCACGATAACCGGCTGACGCAGAGCGGACATTTCGGCCTCGATTGCAATCGAATCGTTGCCTGTCAGCTTGCCGAAGTCGAATGTCAGAGTGTCGTACTCCTTGCCCTCGTACTCAAGCGGCTGAATGAGCTTGTGGACGTACACATAAGGGTCGGCGGCAGCTTTATTTGCAGCTGCGATGGCTGCATCGTACTCCTTATCGCTGATGGTGGTGTTCATATCGGCTGCTCCTTTCGCAGTTAAAAAATAGGCCGGAGCCGCAAAATGCAGCCCCGGCATAACGATTGGCTCCGATTACTTGCCCAGTGCCTTGCGGACAGCTGCCAGATAATCCGTGCCGTTGATGTAGCAAATGAAGTTGGTGGGGTCCAGCTCACGCACCTTCTTGCCATCGAGATAAGTCGCCCAATAGCGGACAACGTACTCGCCAGACCCATTGGCGGGAGTCGCCGGGGCGATAGCGCCGCCCTTGGTAGACTTCGGGATGACGACCATGACGTGCTTTTCGGAACGAACATCAATGGTGCCGTTGATATTGTCCTCGTACTGGTTTGCCACACGGAGGTCAATCTGATGGCGGCGAATCTCTGCCAGTTTGACCGACTGCGGCGTGGTGGTGCGGAAGTTCAGGCCAAGGGTCATGGTGTCCAGATGACCCATGATAACAGCCTCGATGTTGCCGCCAATGCCAGAGCCGGAAACGGTCTGGGTCAACATGGTAATATCGGGCAGAGTAACCTGTGCCATGCCCTCGTATTCGATGCTGTCCTCATAGACAGCAAAGTTGATAACAGACTGGTCCATAAATATACCTCCTCTTTAAGACTGGAGTGCGCTGGTCACATAGTCAGCGTCATACTCCAGCACGAAGTCGATTTCCTGCGCCGGAGAGGGCGGGGTCATGTAGATGTGCAGCTTGATTTTGCCCGCCATCAGACTGGTCAGGGGGTTCTCACTTTCCAGCATCTCCACGCGGGCACCCAGCAGGTAGCCTGCGCCGATCAGGCCATTCAGCCAGATGTTTGCGCTGTCCAGAATGGTGTCAATCAGACGGCGGTTCATCGGCTTGTCCAGCTTAGACCAGAAAGTCTTGATGAGCGTATTGGAAACATAGTCGAACATCCGGCTGATGGGGATGAAGTAGTCCTTCACATCAGTGGACTTAGGGTAGCAGCCAGTGTGGTTGCCCCATGCGGTCCAGCTGCCCATGAAGTTCAGGAACGTGCAGATGCCAGCGGCATCGACCACGTTTGCCTGATTGTAGGTCAGGTTGATAGCTGCGCCGTCATCGTCGCACAGACCGTCGATGTGGACGGTCTTGTTGGAGGGGCTCTCGTAAGGGATACCACCATTGTTGGTGTCGGTCTCCGCGAGGCAGCCCGCCATGACGGTAGAGCCGTGGAACTTCAGCTCGCCCAGAGTGCCGTTGGGCCAGCACAGAATGGACTTCTGGTCGTAGGTGCCAGCGTTCTTGGCTTCCACAGCGGCAGTGTAGGTTTTTGCAGAAATGTCCACCAGAGCCTTGCCGGAGAACATACCGTTGATAGAGCCAGCCTTTGCAGCCAGCGCAGCAGCAACGGTAGCCTCATTGGAGAAGCCGGGTGCCATAATCAGGTCGGGCACAATGCCGAACATAGTCAGGCAAGCCTCGACCTGCTCGACAGCAGCTGCCACAGCCTCGGCCTCAGCGTTTTCAGCGAGCGGCAGGAAAATGACAGGCTGGCAAGCGCACAGCTTGAAGTGATAGTACATCACCTCGCAAACGGTGAACTTTTTCCAGTCATCGTCATAGCCCAGCTGTTCCACCGCTTCGGTGTAGCTGGTGCACAGCACAGGGGTACCAGCGGTTGCAGCGGTGCCAGTTGCCTTAGACAGCGGCGCAGTACCGATGACAAAGGGAATGCCGCAGGTTGCGGCGTTCGGGGTTGCCACGGCGGTGTCGGCGCGGCTGACGTTAATACCATGATCTGCCATAGTATGTAATCCTCCTTACTTAGATTTGGCGAGCATCCGGGCATACGCAAGGATAGCCTCGCTGCGTGCTTTTGCCTTTTCAGGCGTGGTGTTCAGTTCGGCCACATCGATGACGAAGTCGGCCACACCGGGATATTTCCCGGTGGCAATTTTCACATCGTCACGATTCACCGCCTCCGCAGCAGCGCAAGGGTAAATCGTGTTTTTCTGGATATAGCCCAGAATGGACGGGCCAACGTAAATGGAAACGCCGGGCTTGCTCTGCGCAGGCTCGGCGTTCACGGTGGTTTCGGCGGGCTGTTCCGCCGCGGTCTTTTTTACCGCCATAATCTAATATCCTCCGTTTGCTGCACGGTCGGCAGCTTCCAGTGGGTAATCATCTCTCCGGCGTAATACGGTTTGGTTTCCTCATCGTAGGGAACGCTTTCCAGCTTGTGACCGGGAGAAAGGACAAGCGTAAACTGATACCGATGCTCGCCATCAGTGCCGGTTCCGCCTACTTTGCGAACTTTGAGCAATTCCACACGAAACCGCTCCATCATGTTCAGGAGAGCAAGGTCGCCCTCTTGTTCATCCGGGTTGTAGCAGCAAAAGATAGAGCGCACAGAAACCACCGTCCGCTCCTCGCTGCCGGGCTGCTGCTCCGTTTCCAGCGGGATGACCCGATGGATGATGTACGGGGCTTTCTTCTTAGCCGAACGGCTGTCGGGCAGCCGCATCAGATAGACTTCCGGGGCACGGTAGGCCTGTTCGGTATCGCCCTGCTGCATAGCCACCGGGAGAATCATGTCGGCCATGATTTTCTCCGTAAAGGCTTTCAGCTGTTCAAGCAAAACAACACTGGTCATATCAGACACCCCATCCGTTCAAAATTCGCGTGATTTCATGCTCAATGCGCTCCTCATAGGTGGATGCCATTTTCTCCTCAATGGAGTCCATGACATTCTCGTTGGAGTACATCATCTGCGGGGTGGCAGGGCCAAACAGTTCCTTGACCGGGAACCGTTTTTCTCCTTGCCGCTCATAGATGCCATAGTGAGAGCCCATCTTTGCCTCGAAAGCGTGGTCCAGTGCCTGTCTTGCGCCGGACTTCTTCACGCGAGTTACCACGCGGCCGCTGCGGTCCACCTTGGTATCGAAAACTCTAAGGGGGATGACGCTGCCACGGTAGCCGAAGTTGATAGAAACCTCGCCATTGCTGCCCCGCTGGATGTTGTTGATATTCTTTGTGCGGTTGGAAAATTCGCTGCTGCTGATGGCATACTCCTGCGTGACTGCCCGCTTCGCCACCGTTTTTCCGGCGGCAGCGGCGCGAGCCAGCGCAGATCCTACAGCACGATTGGCACCTCCGGGAATTCCGGCGAGGAGGGCAGACACCCGGTCAAATCCTTCCTCTGCAATGTCAACGGTGATGCCAGCAGCTACGCTGTGCATCATGGTGTCCGTTGTCACATCACTCATTCGTCAATCGCCTCCAGTTCCACCCGCAGCATCCCCATCTCGCAGACAGAGGATGCCACATAGTAGTTTCGGACGAATCCATCCTCGTCAATGCCCAGCTTGCAATCCTTCTCAGGCTGCTTTCCGCCGAGGGCTGCAATATCGCAGTGCAGCACCCGGCTGACCCGGTACAGACCCTGCGCATGGTCGCTGATGGCCTGGCGTACACGCTCCTTTTCGGAGAGGCCTGTCAGAACTAGAGGAACGTCAGGGTATTCCTCTCCATCATAGTAGACCGTGTGCGTTTCGGCGAACTCATCCAGATTCAGAAAGACGCTGTTCAGGTCTTCCTGCACAGCGTCTTTAAAGGCACTCACGCCGTGGGCATCGCAGCTGCCAGTTCAGGACCATCGGTGCACTCGTCACCGGGCACAACGTCCTCGGCGCAGATAGCATGAATGAGTGCGTCCTTGGTCTTGAGCTGCTTGGTGTCGATGCCCATATCCGCAGCCAGCTTTTTCAGGTTGGCAACGGTCATATCGTGCAGCTGGTCAGGGTCGAGGTGTGCCGCCTCAGAGCCGTTCTGCGAGGCTTCGGCTGCGGGGGTGTCGTTACCTTTCGCAGTTGCCGGAACGTCCGCAGGGACGGTTTCCGGGGCAGTGGGCGCAGAAAACGCGCATTTCGCCACACCCAGCCCGATAAGGCGGGCCGCTTCGGCATCGCTGACCTCGCACCGCTCGCCATGCGCAACAGTGTGAACGCCAGTCTTGGTGGGGCAGCCGTAGCCACCGCAAAGAATTTCAACAATCATCGGTGTACTCCTTTCAGGTCGGACTTAGCCGACCATGTTCTTGGCGCGAATCCACGGAATGTAGTTCTTGGGTGCAGCCAGAGGACGAGACTTCAGGGCGGTCTTGCGAGTGTCGTTTTCCTGATCGATGCTGAACTTCGGAACACGGCGGCCAGAAATGGTGGACTGGATGGTGTCGCCGTAGTTGATCTGAGTGATAGCACCATACATCAGATGGCCGCAGCCGGGAGCCGTAATCACGGCATCGGTCTTGGGGAAGTAACTCTGCTCCTTGTCGGTGGAATCCACATAGGTTTCATCAACAGAAATCAGATTCAATTTGTAGCCGCGGAAGTTGAGGGTGCCACCGTAGACAACACCGTCGTATGCGCTCAGCTGCTGCTCAATCTGGCCGATGATGATGCCGGAATTCTTATCCAGCAGACGCTGAACCTTTTCGAGATTCATCACTGCGTCATAAACATCAGCACCCAGCAGCAGGTCGGCAGCGCGCAGACCACGCTTGGACAGCAGCCGGCACATAGCCGGAACGTCGCCAAAGAAATTGCCACCTTCCTCGTTCCACTTGTGGGCGGCAGTGTAGATGTGGTCGTTCTCGTGGCCGGGATTGTAGAAATTCACGACCTTTGCCTCGCCCTTGGTCACGTTGTCGATCATCTCCTGCATGACGCATCCGTTGTCCAGCATGGTCTGTGCGCACATCCACTCCTCGGTGCGGGTGATACGGCCATCCATGTCAGCCAGATCGTTCTGGACCAGTTTTGCGGCACGCTGGGCAGGGGTGCTGTTGGCATAGATGGCCTCGCCGAAGCCACGCTTCGTCAGGTCATCAGAGGTCAGAGGACGGCTCACACCGATGGACGCAGGTTCAAACTCGTGGACCTCGTAGCCCGTGCGCTCCATCGGGATTGCGCCGACACGAGGCGACACAAAGGCTGCGATCTTGCGGTCGCCGTCCATGTACTCGGTCAGCACCTTGTTGGAGCTGAAGATGTCGCCCTCCTCCGTGGGAAAGTAGCGGTCACGGAAAAAAGTCTGCTTGGGCACAATGCGCTTCTGCACGGCCATCAGGGTATAGGTGTCAAAGAAATTCAGTTCAGCAGGCATTGTAGTTCCTCCTCTTACAGTGCAGGTGCAGCAGCCTTGAAGAAAATGCCGCCGTTACGCAGGGTATCCTTCTCAGCCTCGGTGATAGTATGATCATTGATGGTGACGCACTTGTTCAGGTTGAAGCAGCCGGCCAGATAGACGGGAACGGTCACATCATCAGTGGTGCCAACCTCAACAACATCGCACAGGATGGCGTATGCGGTCAGGGTCTCCGTATCACCGCTGGCAGCTGTGCCCAGTGCCACCAGCTTGTTATCGCCTGCGGTACCGCCGGACTTTGCCAGAATGGTGCCGCGCTTGATGGTGCCGGCGGTGCCCAGCTTGCGGAGGGTGCCGCCGCTGACAACCAGCTTGGGATTGATGTCGGCAATCAGGCCGTCATACTCCATGGTGCCGAGAGATTTGCTCAGTTCGCTCATAGTAGTGTTCCTCCTCACTTCTTGTCATCGTCGAGCAGTTCGGCGACGGCTGCGTCGGCAGCAGCCATGCGCTCGGCCTGCGTCTTGGGCACATTGCCCTTTGCATCGGGCAGAGATTCCGGGCTGCCAGATGCAGACGCGCCCGGAACAGCCTCCACGTTCTGTGCACCAGATGCGGCGTTGTCCGTTGCCAGATTCTTCAGGAACTCGTGACCCTGCGCAGCAGCAGCCTTGGCGGCGCGGAATGCCAGCTCGCGAGCATCGCAAGCGGTCTCGCCGTACTTAGCCTCCTGCACCAGAGCGGGGTCAAACAGGCTTGCCACCGAATCGATTTCGGCCAGACGGTTGCGCTCCGCGCTCACGGCTGCGTCAACTGCAGCCTGCGGGTTTTCCGCTGCGGGGGTTGCAGTGGTGGGATTTGCATTGTTTGCCATAGTGGATTGTCCTCCTTCGTTGGACTGGGCGGCGAGTGCCGCCGGTGTATTTGCAGCAGCGGCAGCAGGTGCAGCCGCTTTAGCCATAGGGATGTTGTCGGGCAGCTTTACGCCGGGCATCAGGCGCAGGGCGTGACCCTTTGCGTAGATGGTCTGGCGGTCTGCGCTTGCGGAAATTGCCACGGGCTCGGCATCGTCCAGCAGCTCATTGGCAAAGCCTTTTTCGATGGCCTCCTTGCCCGTCATATAGGTGGTGTCGCCCATCATGTGCAGCAGCACGGTTTCAGACAGGCCAGTCTTCCGCTTGTAGATGGCGACTTGGCTCTTATCCCATGCATCATTGGCTTCCGCAGCCTTGCGAAGTTCGTCAGCATTGAGCGCGCCTCGAATGGGAGTCCAGCACTTGTGAATCATCACAAGGCTGGAAGGATTCACCTTTACCGTATCGCAGGCGCACATGATAAGACTGCCGCCAGACATGGCCACGCCGTCCACAATGCAGGTCAGCTTCGTGCCCTTGGCGGCCAGTTCGCGCAGTCTGTTGTGAATCAGGATGGAAACGCCCGCATCGCCGCCCAGACTGTCCATGCGGATGATGATCTGCGGGCAGTTTTCGACCTGCTGCAAGTCCGACAGGAACTCGCTCTCGATGATGTACTGTCCCGGAATCGGCTCGTCAGTCCACCAGTCGATGGGCTGCGTTTCCACGATTTCGCCGTACATAGTAATATCCGCGGTCTGGCCGTCAGTGCTGGCCATTGCATAACAAGGCCGCAGGATATTCACCTGCGGTGCGTTATTCGGTTTGGGCATTTTGCTTACCTCCCTGTGTCGTAATGCTGGCGGTGGTTTCGATTGCGCCCTCACTGCCAGCTGCTTTCAGCAGCTCATTTTCACGAGCCAGCTGTTCGGCGTTTTCGGTCCAGTCGCCGCCGCCCATCTCAAGGGTGACCTGTTCGTGGGTCTTAAAGGCGTGGTGCGTCTGGAGAATGGCTGCATTGACTTCCTTGGCGGGGTCAAGACTACCCTGCACAGGGCCAATCCAGCGGGCACCGCACCATGCAGCACGGAGCAGCGGGTCATCAAAAAAGCCCGGAGCGATTACTCGCCCACGGGCTACGGCCTCTGCCAGCCAGATCTCATACGCGGGCTGGCAGAAGCTGTCCACCAGCCATGTGCGGCGCATCTTGAACGCCTCCCATGCTTCCAGCAGGGCAGCACGGCTTGCCGAATAGCTGGCGTTGAACTCCTTCAGCAGCAGTTCGTACGGCATCTCAATGGCGCCGCCCATCAGCTTACACATCGTCCGAACGAACGTATCAAAGCCCGCAGTCGGGAGATTCGGATTTCCAAACTTGACATCCTCGTCTTGGCCGAGGTGAAAAACCTGACCGGGCCCCATCTCATATTCGGAATCGCTGTGGCTGACATTGTTGGCCTGTGGATTATCCACAGGAACACCGCCAAGGTCACCGCTTCCAGTTTCGCTGAACGGGATGCCGCTCTTGGACGTGTTGGTGACAATCCACGCCGTGAAGTAGCTCTGGACCAGTGCTGCAATCAGTTCCGATTCGGTGTATCTGCGCAGCTGGAGCAGCGGTTCGATGATGGGCGCAATGAGCGGAACACCACGGTACTGGTCCGGGCGTTCCGATTCCATGATGTGCAGGATCTGGGGTAGCCCGGTAGTTGCGCCGATGGCCTCTACCCGCTGCCATGTGGTCGTATCGTTCCTCCATTCGTGCGGGTAGGTGTTTCGCACCCAGTAGGCCACGATCGCACCGCTGCTGTCCACTTCCACGCCGTCATAGATTTTGTTTCCGTTGCTGGGGTTCTTGCCCTCGGTGTAGCCCAGACCATCCAGCAGACCGCCGTACTTGTCCGGGGTGGACACTCGGTCGGCCTCCACCAGATGCAGCCGAAGGCCATAGGGATGCAGCTTGTCCGGGTTGCGGATTTTCACCACGGCGAACACATCGCCGCTCATGAGCCAGCTTTTCAAAGCCAGCTGCTGCAAGCCGTAGAAGTTGTTCAGCCCCATGGCATCGCAGCTGCGGCGGTTCTCCGCCCACAGCCGGAACTCAGCCTCGGTCTTGGTCTGCCATTCTTTGGCCGCCTCCGGGGAAAGCCCCAACACATCCCGGTCAATGGTTGCTTTCAGGTTCAGGCCAGTGCCGACCACCTTTGTGCGGTTGGTGTTGATGGCACTCGTGGCAATCGGTGCGCTCATGTAGAGCATCCGGCTGCGCTGCCGCAGGGTGTCGGCGTTGTCGTGTATATCGCTGCTCGGCGAGTTGCTGTTGGGGAAGAATGCCCGCAGCGCGCGCCGCTTGTAGGATGCGCCCGCTTCGCTGTATCCGCTGGCTTGCGGTACAGCAGTGACGCGGTATCTGACTCTCAAAAGTAATCGCCTCCGTAAATTTCAAACCAAGCGGGCTGGCTGGGGAAAGGAGTAAAAAGCAGCCAGCCCGCGGCAAAAGCCCAGATGGGCTGTTACCCTAAAAAATTACCAATCGCGCGGAATAACGGCAAATGCCTTGCGGGCACTCTGGCCGTTCAGCAGCGCAGTCAGTTCATCGACTTTTTCCTCGGCATCCTTGATTTCGTCGCTCAATTTGCCGAGGTCGAGGCGTGTAAGTTCCCGGTCATCAAGACGGTAGCTTTTCACGCCGCCGGAAAGCAGCTTGTTGTAGGCCAAATACAGGTTGTCAAGCCGCTGCGTGTGGAACTCCAGCCGCTTTTTGATGGTCACGGTATCCATACCTCACACCTCACCAGTCGTCTAAAAGTTTTTCCCGCTTCCTGCCGGTTGGCCGGGAGCGGGAGATGGGTTGTTGAATATTTACTGCTGCCGGGGTATCGACGACCTTGCCACGCAGCTGCTTTAGCCTGCGGTCAATGGCATCTAGGTCTTTTGGCACGACCTTGTAAGCTGCCAGAGCGTAGTTCCGACAGTCCAAAGGCTCGTTGCGCTCGTGGCCGGAGATTTTATCCCACTGCCATGGGTTTCGGTGCCCCTCTTTGTAAATCAAATGTTCGGACAACAAGCCGTTGAAATATCTCGGACCGTAGTCATCCCGGCGCGGGAAATGGCAATATCGAGCTCCCGGCTCCTGTACTTTCAAATCGTCCATGATGATTTGCTTTCCAGAGTCAACACCTATCTGGTATTGCCAGCACATCCCAACGTACTTGTTTTGAATCGTGATTTTCTGCTGCTTTGGCGGAGCCGTAAAAGGCTTATCTGGGCCCGGCATACCTTTGATGCAGAAAACCTTTTTGCCGATTCGGTCGTGGCAGCGCATACGCACATCCTGCGTAAAGTGTCCGCCTTCGTCTACGAACGAAATGGACACAGTCATCTTCAATCCATCAGAGAACTTTAGCTGCCTATCAAAAACCAGTTCATCCAGCTGCTGCCAAACTTCATCACTGTCCGGGCGGCCCATAACAATGCCTTTTTCGATACCCCATGTTTCCCCGAAGTGGCCGAAGCCCACAATCTCGTACTCCATGCGATCATCTTGGGTATCAATGCCAGCGGTCAAGAACAGCACGCCATCCGGCAGTTCCGCCGGGTATTCCTCCCTGCGGCCCAACATGGTATCCTCGTCCTGCACATCGCCACGGTCTTCCCACAGCAGCCCAAGGCGGGTGTTGTAGACAACCTGCATCTTCTTGGTATCGCCCAAGGCGTTCAGGTATTTCAGCACGGTGTCTTTCCATGCCGCCCATTGGCTGACGAAGCTGTTCAGCCAGAAGCTGCGAATGCCGTTCTCATAGGCTGCCGGGTTTTCGGCCTGCCAGTGAGCGGGTGCCCGCTTCATGGTCACCTCGTCCGAAATGCAGCCGCACTCCGGGCAGAGATACCACACGTCCTTGACCTTGTAGGTTTTCTCGCCGTGGGTCTCGATGGTGTCGTAATCGTACCGAATATCTTCCCAGCGCAGTTCGTGGAAACCCTTGCAGTGCGGGCACTGGGATACCCAGCGTTCCATCGTGCCCTTGACGTAGGACTTGGCGATGGCACTGTGCCCCTTGATGGTGGGGGTGCTGACCTCCACCGCCTTGGCATTGTAGAACGTGGTCTGTCTGGCCATTGCCAGTTCCCAAGGGTCGCCCTCAGTGCCGGCACTCGTAGCCCAGCGGTCACGTTCATCTCCCAGCACATAGCGGATGGGCTTCGATGCCAGAGCGTGTGCCTCGGTGGAACCGCACATGGTCAGGATACCGCCGGGGTAACTCTTTTGCAGAATGGTGTTGCCGCTGTCTCGGCTCTTGCTCTCTGCCACCTTTGCCCGCAGGGTAGGACAGTCTCGTATCATGGGAGCGATACGCAGCTTGCTGTACTCCTTGGCATCAGTCTGAACCGGGTGGATAAAAAGGATAGATCCGGGGTCAACGTCAATCGTTCTGCCGATGACGTTGTTCTCAAACTCCGATTTGCCGACCTGCGAGGACGCAACGACAACGATGTGATGGACGCGAGGGTCAGAGTATGCGTCCATGATTTCCACCAGATAGGGCGTTCTGCTGTTGCGCCAGCGGCCTTGTTCAGCAGATGCTTCCGGGGACAGGACGCGGTTTTGTGCTGCCCACTCGCTGACCGTCACGTTGGGCGGCGGGCGAATAGCTGCCACCAGCTTCGACACCAGAGCATTCAGGCGGTCTACTGCGGCGTTGTCACTCATCCTCGTCACCGCCCAGTTTATCAGTCCACGACCGGCGTTCCCGAACGCGAGCCTCATACTTGGCCGGGTCATAGCGGAACAGAGCGATTTCCTCCGCAATCTGATTGACCTCGCCACGCATATACTCTGCGACCTCAGCAGGGTCAGACAGAGCAGCGGCATTGATGGCCACCCGGCTGGGCAACGCCATCAGCGCACCCCGGATGGTGTAGATAAGTTCGGCGGTCATGGCTGCCACATCCTCGCTGCGGTGCATCTGCCCGGACAATTCCTTGGCTTCTGCCTGTGCGATTTTGGCCTTGCTGGTCTTGAGCGTGGCCTCAGCCTTGGCCTTGACCCGCTCAATCTTCTTGGCCTCCTCCGCTTCTTCCTTGGTCAGTCCGCCACGGGAGATGCTGCCGATGTAGGCTTGCACGGCATCAGATAAGACGAACTTGCCCCGGCTGACGGTGGTAAGCACACCATCCTGTGTCAGCTGCTGCACTCTGCGGCCTGTGATTCCCAGTATCAGAGCCAGTTCGGTGGTGGTCACGTTTCTGTCAGCAAGTCTTTCTTTTGTAGGCATCCATAAACCACCTCCTTTTCTGGTAAAACTATCTGGAAAATTCCTTGAAATTCGTTATACAAAGCGTAACGAAATGGCTGATTTTTCCCTTACTAACTAGCATGATTTCGGGGTCGACGAGCCCGCTCATGGTAGGGTACCCCCGTCACAGTACCTTTTCAGCACCGAACGGCTGCTCCTGCCCGCTGTCGGGCGGGTGGAGCGCAGCTTCAACCATTGCAGGGTCATACACGAAGGTGAACTCCATGTCCTGCACAGGTACAGGCTTATTAACGTAGATGTCTACGACAGGCATTGTGATACGCTCCTCTCTCAGATGCTGCGGATGACCTTGGCCTTGGAGTATGTCGGATGGTCTTTGGTCATCATGTTCAGGAACTCGTCTTTGGTGAAGCCGGACAGACGGAAGATCTCTTCGGGCTTCATGCCCAGCTGCTTGCCGATCTCGTCCACGGTCTTGCCCTCGTCCATAAGCTTCTTCACGATGGCTTTCATGGGGTCGAGCAGGTGTGTGCCGCGGGCGCGGTTGTGTGTGATGGTGCCGTATACGTCGGCACTCTCGTCACCGTGATGGTCTACGACTACGACAGGCACCTTGCCGCCCAGCAGGGACAGCAGCGGTTCACGGCCTGATACTGTCCAGCGGTGGAAGCCGTCAATGATGGTTCCGTCCGGGCGTACCACGATGGGCAGCGTCCAGCCGTTGGTCAGGATGGACTGCACCAGCAGCTTCAGGTTCTCCTCACTGACCTTGTTGGGGTTGTAGTCGTTGGCGTGGATGGTGTTGCGGTCTACCCACTGGAGGGATGCCAGCGGTGCGAATACGTCAATGTTTTCCATGGTTCTGCTCCTCCTTGATGCGGGCGTTGTGGTCGTTGTAGATGGTGGTCCAGAGGATGCGCAGGATACGCATCTTGGGATCTCCGTACAGCAGCCCCTCATACATGGTCTTGTAGTGCTTCTCCTCGGCGATACCGTACGTCTTGATGAACAAGCCGCGCCAGTGGTCAAGGTGTGACTTGGTATCTTTGGCGATAGTGTACTTCTCCGGGTGGAGGAACAGCAGGTCTTTGCAGAGGGCTTTGTAGTCCTTTTTCTCGGATTCCTCTTCCAGTTCGCCGCGCTTTCTTGTGGTGCGCCGGAACATTTCGGAATCCCAGTAGAGCAAAACGAGGTAGGCATTGGGCTCTCGCCGCTGGATGCGCTCCCACAGGTCGTTGTCCGTTTCAGCTATCCAGCGGAGGCCTTGTGTGCCGCAGTCACCGAAAAACGCGCACAGCCGGAGGGCGTTCTTTCGGACACCCGCCTCATAGAGCCTCATATAGATTTCAGGGAATTCAAGGTTTCGCTCTTTGATGTAGAGCCAGACATCGGAATCCGACCAGTCATAAATGGGATAGAACTTGCCGCCGCGGGTGATGCGCTCCATCTTGGTGTTGGCGATGCACTTTAAGCGGGTTAGGCTCTCTGCGGTGCGCAGGCCGACAAGCTGGATGCCGTCGGAGAACGCCTTGGAGCAGAATGTCTGATAGTTCATCTCCCCGGCATAGTGGAGATACGGGCTGTACATGATGGCAAAATCAGGCGGTTTCCGCATCCACACATCCTCTTTGCCCGGTTCCCACGTTATCCACGATTCGGAACTGGAAAGATGGTCGATTACAGACACCTGTTTGAACGGCAAGCAAAACCATAAGAATTTTGCGCCGACCGACAGGAAGTTGCGCCGCCAGCGGTGTGCTGCATCGACCATGGAGGGATAGAGCCCTTCCTCATCAATGAACGTCACCGTCAGCTGCTTGGGGTCGAGTTCGCCGGAGAGAATCATCTCATACACGAGATTGGCCATGCACAGGCTGTCCTTGCCGGAGGAAAACGACAGATAGATTTTGCAGCCGTTTGCGAACACATTGCGGATACGGATTTTCGCCGCCTGCAGCACGTTCATGCTGCTTTCCACTACTTTCACAGGCATATCAGTTCACCACACTTCGGGCAACGGATGCACCTGCGCTGCTCCACGCCGCTGTCCGCCTCTGGAGCAGCTGTTTGCGGTTCAGAAGGTGTAGACACCTCCAGCACTGTGGAGGGCTGCTGTGGGGCAGCGGAGACGGTAGGAGCAGGCTGCGGGGCGGGAGCCACCGGGTAGGTCGGTGTTTCGGCATACGGAACGTGTTCCTCTGCCTGATGGCGATTGATGGGCGCAATCTCGTTTTCCGGGAAATCGCCGTAGGAGCCAATCGCTTCATCGGCCTCATCCGTGGTACTGTTCAGCATTTCCAGCAGGTCAGCATCCCAGCCCGGAACGTCCACATCGCCGTCCAGTTCTTTGACCAGTTCTTCGATGGCATCCACATCGGTAAAGCCCAGTTCATAGACCTTGTTGTCGGCCATCATCAGCTTTTTCTTCTGCACATCGGTCAGCCCGACCATCACATAACAGTCGCAGGTTTCCCGACCCATGCGGAGCAGGGCTTCGTACAGACCGTTGCCGGCAATGATTTCACCATCCTCGGCAACGACCAGCGGCTTCACCTGTCCGAACATCTCAATGCTGCGGATGTACTCGGTGATCTGCTTGTCGGAGTGCCTACGGATGTTATGAGCAGGTTTATGCAGCTCTGCCAGCTTCTTTACCGTGATGTTCATCGTGCATCCTCCTTTCGGTCAGAAACGAGGTGCAGCACAACCGAGGCCAGCAGCACAGCAATGATGATGTAGAGCCGGATCTCGCTCATCAGCGTCCAGATGCCCATGACACCCAGCGGAATCACGATCTGCCACGAGCACACGGTGATAACGTCCAGAATAAAGCCCATGGTGTCACCGAACACCAGATACTCCGAATAGAGATAGGTGGACAGAGAGGACAGGGCGATGATGGTGATAAGGATAGCCTTCATGGTGTTCAGCAGCGGGCTGAAATTGACCCATGTGAGCAGCGCAGCCAGCACCATATAGACGCCGAACATCACGCCAGCAAGGACAAAGGACATCTTCATGTTTCCGCGCCGGGTGCCGTCGCTATTCTTGTCGTTATAGGAGAACAGGGAGTAGTAATACGGATAGGTGAACGGACCGGGCAGCAGCAGAAAGCCCTTGTAGAGCCCTGTCTGGATGCCAGCAGCGTTCAGGCCGGGGTCGATGTTGACGAAATTGCCGCGAGTGTAGACCAGAGCAGCAACAACAACCACAGCCAGCAGGCCGTAAACCACCACCCACGAAAACCCATCCGACAGCACGTTGCGAATCATGCCGTCTTTGAGCAGCAACAGCAGAAAGACGATGCAAGTGCCGTACACAATGAGTGTGCCTCCGGTGGTTCCGATGGGCGTATCGCCGAAGATCTCATAGATGCCGGACATCTGCGTCCATGTCTGGAACACGGTCAGGAAGCCGATGAAGTAAAACATCACCTTGCTCTGCATCAGTCGCCGGACTGTCGGGATGTACTCCGCAAACAGACCGAACAGGATGCAAGCCAGCGAGTTGAACACTGCCCAGATGATGGCCGCTGCTGCGCCGTTGTTGATGGCCAGTGTGCGGAAGTTCATCAGGCTGCCAACTCCTGCCCAAGATGCGACAATGGAGCAGGCATAGAAAATAGTGGGATTTGCCTTGAATTTTGCCTTGATTTTCTGATACATGGAAAAATCTCCTTCTTTGCGGCCGGGCACGGCGAAATGTCCAGCTTGCAGCACCTCGGCTTTTCGGGGGTGCTGCGGTAATGCCACACGCAAAGGAGAGCAGCGTGCGGCTCGGAATCCTCCTTTCAGGTATAAAAATAGCGGCACCTGCCATTTCTGGCAGGCACCGCTTGGCTTGATTCGGATTTTGCATCCTAATCATATCACTTGGAGCAGCCGTTGTCATCTGAATCCATCGGTAAGCGTCGGTGATTATTACACGGAATCACACGCCGTGTGAAACCATCCGACGGCGTCCGTCATCGTGTGAATCAATCTGCATTGATTTTTGATATTTTCAGTTTGAATTTAACTTTTGGCAGCAAAAATGTGAAACTCATTTCTATATTTGGCCGCATTTTATGGAAATTTGAGATTGAATTTGAGTTTTTGGGCAAAAATAAAAAGCCCCGCAAATGCAGGGCTTATCGGTCAGTTTTTGGCGAGGTAGTTGTATGCCATCCGGCTGACCCCATCTTCGGTATATCCTTTACCGAGAACTCCAGCAACTTCCGCCCACGAGTAGCAGCGCACAAACCGCAGCCTGAAAACCAGATACATCCGGGCATCCATGATGCTCTTGCAGTACGCTTCGACCTTGGGCTTTTCTTCCGCTGCCCGTTCTTCCAGCCAGCGGATGCGTTCGTCCATGTCTGCCAGTTCTACGGCCAGATCTCCGACTTTATCCCGGACGCCGGGTGTATGGGGCATCCCGGTCAGCTGAGGGGAGGCAGGGGTGATTCTCTGCCGCAGCCCCTCTAAGGCTTCACGGTCTTTTTCGAGGGTCATCTGAATGTCATAATACTTGGACAATTCCTGTAATGTCACAGCCTACCTCCGTCATAATTCAGCTGCCGTTTTGCAACGGTGCTTCTGTTATTTTATCACATTTTGCCGTTGGAAGATAGACAGGAAGCCCAGAAATTATGTGGTCTGCTCCAATTTTGCACAATCCCGGCACCTCATAGGCCTGACCGTTGGAATCGGTGCGCTGGATAGGCGGGTCAAGGGGTATGTAGTTCTTGCAAGACAGGCAGCTCATTCTTCCACCCTCTCGATTTTCGGGAACGGTTCATGCCCCAGCGGAACGGGCTTGAACGAACGATTTGTCGTCCCGGGGGATTCTCGCTTTTCCCCCGGGGAATCCAGCCACTGCTGGTGCTCGATGGCGTGTACAAGGTCGATGCACGTTCCCCATGAATCGTGCTGCCGCTCGCGGTATCCCAGCGGCGGATAGGCCAGCTTGTAGGCGGCCTCGAACATACTTTCGAGATTGTGGTGCCGTTCATTAAGGACACCGTACTGGCGACTATCCTTATACGCCTCGGCTCGATCTACTTCATCATAAACTAAGTCTTCGGCCAGAGCGTCGAACTGCCCCATGCGTAGCCTCATGTACTCGTCCACGGCCAGTCCGATGACGCGCAGCTGCTCTTCCGAAACCTCGATTCGGTACTTCATTTTCATCACCTCAAACACGCCAGTCTTCAGGAACTTCGTTTGCGATAAGGCAGCTGCCATCTTTTTTGTCGCTGAAGATGCATTTCTCGCAACAATCCGGATCCACATTGTTTTGCCCCTTGCAGAAATCCTTTAGAAGGGTTGCTGCATTTTTTGCAGATGTTGTAGCGTCACACCATGCTCGACCCAACAAATCGAGCATTTCATCCTTTTCTCGTTTGGACTCGCAGTGAATCGTTATGTCATAAGAATCGTCGTAGGCTTTCCACCTTCCGTCCTTTCCACAAAATAAAATTGACCTCTCGTTCACGTTTTTTTCTCCTCCTTTTTCTCGTTTTTACGAATGCATCTGAAATACGCGGACTGCTGAATATAATCCGCATCTTCTGCGATTGACCGTACAGACGAATTGTCGGATCTGATTTCAAAGGAATTTAAGATAAACTGTTTCAAGTCATACGGACTATAATCTTCAATCGACTTGCCAAAAAATGCGGTGAGAATATCAATAATGGTTTCCTCGTGCCGCGCAAAACTGCACGCATAGACCTTATGCTCAGGAGCAAAATAAACCCAATATGTAAAGCGTGCTTTGTCATGGTTCGCTTTTATGTTAAGGCAAACTGCATCCGTTTTTAGAAAATGAACCGCCCGGTTTGTTATCAGATTCAGTTCGCTTTCCCCAACCGTGCAGCCGTTCGGAAACAAGTCTTCCATGAACCGTTGAAAATGTTGATTTCCTGCATCCCCATCAAACACATCGTGCCAAGTAGAGCCGTAATCTTCCAGCAGTTCCTCTTTCTGCTCAAAAAGAATGGTACAGGCCAGCTTGACAAAGTTTGCCGGAGATTCAACCTTGAAATGTAGCCGTTCAGCTGCCATGCTGCACCTCCAGTTCTGGCTTTCGCACCACCTCAATCACAACCACCGGGGTGTTTGATGTGATAGTGAATTGATAGACTCCCGGTTTCACTTCATTCGCAGACACATTTATCATGTCAGGGCTTATGCCATTCGCATTGCAGATGCTTTCTTTCAGCCATTCCTCACAGTTTTTCACCATCTCATTTGTCTTCGGAGTTATGGTAAAATACTGACTTAAAAATTGAAGATGAATTTTATCCAGAATCTGCTGTGCCGAATCGCCAACTTTATCCATAGCACCGTTCCTCCACATAGCACCAGCTTTGGGGTGGGCGTTTCAGATAGCACCCTTCAATGGCGCATTCTGGCGGCTGCATCCAACTGTCAGACGGCATATAATTCTCGCATTCCGTGTTCCCGCAAACATTCGTTCCGTTCATGCTTTGAAAATCGAAGTGGACGAACTCGTGCAGATTGCGGGGCTTATCGTAGATTTTGAGGTCGGAGATGTGCCATCCATACAAATTACGAAGTGACACGGCGGGGTTGTCCCATCCGGCGTACTTTTTCACCTCATCGTAGGTAAGGCAGCACCCCGATACTTCATTTCGGATGCTAAACGGACCCGGTGATGTAATAGTCGAAATGCGGTCACATACAAACTCGCCAATGACCATTCGAGTTTTGTCGCGAACGCTATCCGGCAGGTACTTATCACATTTTATAAATTCAGGCTTTCCGTGGTGGATTTCGCCACCCATCGTTTCTTCTCCATCCTTAAAAATGGTGATAAGATGCTGTGGGGCTTTCGTGCAGTAGATGTACACTTTGAACGGCGTTTCCAACTTCGGACGGGTCTTACGCACCTCAACAGTTTTCTTGCCTCGTACAATGAGGTTGCACCATTCCGGCTGGATACTGATAAGAACGGCCTTGCTCATTTTGCCACCTCCGGCGGCTCCAGCAGCGGAGCCCAGAACTTCACAGCACCATAGGGCGTATCTGCCGCTGGGCGGCCATCCTCGATGTACCACTTGCCGTTTTCAATCCAGCCCTTCATGGTGTTCCGACTCTCGCAGCAGACCCACACAAGTTCGCTCATGATGCAGCAGTGCTTCTCTCCCGCGTTCTCCCAGCTTTCATCGTGGACAGGCGGCGGGTTTTTGGCATCGTGCCACGATACACGACGGATAAAATCAACGACCATCTGGCTGGCTTCTCGGAGGGTCTTCGCTGTGGCCTCCTTGCCCTTGAAGCCATTGTAATACTCGACCTCGGCCAGAGCGTCCATATCGGTTTTCGGGTCGATAAAGCGCAGGGCTTCTTCCAGCGTCATTTTGCGTTCCTCCTTTTCAGACATACCCACGGATATCCGTTTCTGCGCGGGCTATGCGTGTAAACCATCGTTGCACTGCGGCAGAAGTTGTACTCTGCACATCCCGCACAAAAATCCTTGCGGTTCTCGTAAAGCGTTTTGACTTCATAGTCTGGCGGGGCATCAGGGCTGACTCTCTTGGAGTACATAAGCATACTGTCCCAGTAAAACCTGACCTCGTCGGCTTCTTCCTGCCGGCTGATCCGCCCGGAAACATCGATTGCGACAAGCGCGATGGACAGCAGCACCGCGATGCCGATGCCGGCAGGAATTACAATTGCCCAGTTCATTCTGTGTACCTCCGTGTGTCCTTGTTCCAGTGCAGCGTGATAGGGTTGCCGCACTTGCAGGGAATGGTGATCTCCGGCTCCATGATGTTGGTCTTGCCTTTGGCCACCAGCCCGCAGCAGCCGCAGGCGAACTCATAGGGGGCGAGCCCCCTCTCAAGCGAGATCGTAGCCCCGCAGCGGCAGCCTATGGACATCTGCGGAACGTGGAGATATGTACCGAACTCCTTGCCGCAGCAGGGGCAGGTCAGGCGCAGAAGCCCACGTGCGCCGGGCTCCGGCGGGCGATTACTCTTTCTCATGGTCGGCTCCTTTCTCGGTCTGAAACTGAATCACTTCCCGGAACAGCAGCTCATTGTTGTGCTCCGATTCAGTCATAAAGTTGATGTACTCCCGGAACAACTGGCGGTCATGCTGCTGCCGGCTGGTTTCGCCCAGCAGGGCACCGATAGCCACGCCCACGGCCAGCACCGCAATGTTGATGAAGATCTGATCAGGCATTGTCATCACCCAGCACTTTCTCGATGAGGTCAAAGACCATTTCCCGGTCTTCGGTGGTCAGGAAGTCAGCCGCCATGATTTCAAACTTGAGGCGGTCAGCGTATTCTTTCAAATCGCCCATGGTTTACTCCTCTCCCAGCCGGGCAAGGATCTCGTCGCCCTTGTCCAGCAGTTCATCTCGCCGCTTTTTCTGCTCGGCCTCCAGCTTTTCCATTTCAGCCTGATACTTTTTCAGCGTTCCCGGCCGGAAATGCTTGCTCTGCCCCATACGGATTTTTGCGGCAATTTTCTTGTGCCGTTCAACGGTCTGGCGCAGTTCAGTGTCCGTGGTCAGAATCTGGTAGCGATGGTGGCAGCCGGGGCAGGTGAAATACTGTACCATGTAATCGCCGCTCCATGTACTGCGGATGCCGGCTGTCTGGATGCTGAACGGTGTGCCGCAGCGGTCACACTTTACAAGGTCTGTCATTCGCCATACTCCTTTCTACACAGCTGGAACGCATTGCAGTGGTCATCGCAAGTTTTGCAGCACTTGTCGCATTCAGGGTGAGCAGCTTTGCACTTATCACAGGGCGTGTCCGCTTTGCTGCCGGAGCCATACACCGCAAAAAGCTGGTGGGTGCCGTCCTGCAAGGCTTTTTCGTCATCGGCCATTTCATAGCCGAGGGATGTCAGGAGCTCATAGGTACGATTGAGGGGGATGTTTTCGTTGTGCTTATACACGCTCTTGCCCGCTTCGCTGCTCCAGATGGTACTCCAATAACCCGTGCGCTCGCTGTCCTGCGCATCAAAGGCCATTGCCAGTAGAACTTTTTCCGACTCGGTATCATAGGCGTTGAACATTTTCAGTGCATCTTCCAGTTCGGTGTCATCCTGAACCTGTTCGTCCAAGGCGACACCAAGCAGATGCAGCACATTTTCATCATCCCTTACTCGGCCGTACCCAGACAGCAGCGGCGTGGCGTATTCCATGATGGCCGAAAAATGCTTTTTGCACTCTGCCGGGGTCAGGTCTTTCACGAAGTCCCGGCGCAACTCATACATGAATTTGGTTGTGCTGGAGAACTGTTCGTGAGCAAGCTCGTCAGCAGCCCGTGCCGCTTCTCGTGCGGCGTTTTCCTCGTCCTCGACAGCTGCATCTCGCTTCTTGTAGAGGATAATGTCAGTTTTGCCAACCTCGAACACATATTCGACCTTACCGGCATCATCAGGTACGGTGAACTCGTCTTTGCAGTTCATTTTCCAGCTGCCCCAGCTTTTCACGTAGGAGTATTTCTGCCTGTCGGCATCATCTACTCGCCTTGCGAACTCCTGAAGTTTAGCAATGATGTCATCCCGGTAATGGTTCCACTTCTGCGTGTTCAGCGCATCCTGCATAGCCCGGTTGAAGTTCTGCGTGCCGAGGGTCTCCAATACCCGGTTTCGGGCTTCCAAGTCCTCGATTTTGTCCAGCTGGGCGAAGTCAGACAGGGTTGCACCGCGCTTTTCGGCTTTCTTGAAGCTGTCGTGGTTCAGTTCCAGCAGCTTGATACGCCGCCGAACGGTGGACTGTGAGAAGCCAGACTTGTCGGAGATCTGCTCCACGGTCTGCCCAAAGTCCATCATCATCTGGAAGCCCTGTGCCTGTTCATAGACCGTCAAATCGCTGCGCTGCATGTTCTCAATCATCATGGTCTGCATCTGCTCCCGCTCGTCCATCTCTACGATGGCGCAGGGCAGCTCGTACACCCCTGCCTGCTGCGCTGCCGCAGCCCGGCGGTGGCCGATGATGATAGTGTAGTCCTCGCTGGACCACACGGCCTTGGGTGTCCATGCTGCCGCTGCTGCGGCGGCATCCCCACCCTCGTCAACGCACTTCGCGATGTACTCCCGGCTGTTGAGGTAGTGGCCGGGGATTACGGTCAGGTTCTGGTACACACCATTTTCCTTGATGCTGGCTGCAAGTTCGGACAAATCTCCCAGTTCTTTGCGGGGGTTGTCGGGGTGAGGGTACAACTGCCGAATGGGGATGTAAGTAATGTCTGCCATAGGGATACTCCTTTCTTATTTCGGGTTAGAAAAACGTGAGTTGCCCGGTTTTGGTTTCGTTAAGAGGCTCGTTTTCCGGGGCTTTAGGCTCATTTTTGATAGATTTTTGCAAATTTGCGGGCTTAATATCGGATTTTTCGATTTTTGCCGGTTCGCCTTTCGGTTCAAACAGCAGGTTCATCTGCGCTATCTGGCGGCGCATATACCACACATCGGTTGAGAAAAGCGGCATATACCAGATACGGTTTTGTGGTCCTGCGGGCAGCAATCCGCGGCTGTCGTAGGCCGTTGCCGGATTTACAAGTGTGTCACCGATGACTACATATCCAGCGCAGCCCATGAAGCTGCACTGGATGTAGCACATCAGCCCAACGATGAAGTCAATGTCTTGGGCTATGACAAGGACTTTGTTGTGGTAGCAGATATTCCGCCTTTTGCAGACGTTCAAAAAGGCAAGCAGCGTGGCCCCAGCACCGCAGGCCGGGTCAGATACCGAGATGAAGCCCTCCATGTCCGGGTGCAGCTTCGGGTCAAACGTAATCTCGGCCATGCAGCGGCACACATCGTAGGGAGTGAAGAACTGCCCGGCGTGGTCGTTGCCCAACTCGCACATCATGTACAGCGAACCGAGGAAGTCCTGGTCTGGATTCTGCTCCATGCCCATGATTACCTCGCCCAGCATTTCAGCCATGCCCTCCCGCTCCTTGGCGGAGTATTTGGAAACGATGGTCTGGTACATCTTGGTGCGCTCTGGGGCGTTTACCTTGTCCGTGCTGTTCGAGATCTCGATGGCCGTCAGGGTGACGAAGTCCTCCCAAATCTCCCAGCGGCTGTGCTTTCCAGTCAGGCTATTGAAGATTTTGAGGAAGTTCTTCTGGTGGTCATCCCGGATGCTGCGGGTCACTGCTGCCTTTGCCATAGGTTACTCCTCCTCGCTGTCAGCAGCGGCGATGGTGTAGTGACCGTTGGAGAACTCGATCACACCAGCGGATTCCATGTCATCTAGCAGGGCGATGGCCTTTTCTGCGTTCACGCCCATCTTTTCCTCCAACATGGCCTGCGTGATGCCGTTGTTCTGCCGGGCAATCTCGGTGGCCTGCGTCAGTTCATCCGAGGTGGGCTCGTCCTCCTCGTCATCCTCGACTTCTTCCAGCGGTTTGGCCTCCCCGGGGAGATTCGGCGAATCAGGCTCATTTTCCCGGGGCGCATCCTGCTGCCCACCGGATTCCGGAATGTCAGGCATCTTGTAGCCGAGAGCTGCCAGCTTTCCACCCTCGACCAAATCCCGGAAGAAGAACTGGAGCCAGAGGTAGTGCATATTCTTGAAGATGTTCTTGATTTTGTTGAACAGGGTGTCGGAGATGGTGAACGTCTTGCTCATGCGGTAGGTCAGGTTCCCATCCTTGACGGTGAACAGGATGGATGCACCCGGCGAGATGTAGTTGTCCTCGGATGCCTCCTCCAGCATCGACATCTGTTCACCAACGCCGCCCAACGGACGGATAACCAGCTTGATGGGATATGCGTTCTTGATGAACACATAGCTCAGGTTGTTTGCCTCGCAGATGCCCTTGAGTTTTTCACGGTAGACTGCGAAACGTGCGGATTCAGACAGAGAATTATCCATGATGAAGCTCCTTTCAAGTAGCTTTTAAGTAGTCGAAAATTTATAGTCGTTCTCCCGGTTCTCGATGGCGGTCAGACCCAGTGCGTAGGCTGCCCACACATCAGCCTTGAAGCCATAGAAGAAATCCGGGGCTTTCTTTGTGCCCTTGCCGTTTTTCAGGTCGTGGGCTGCAAATCGGTCGATCAATGCCCGCCGGATGGCGGTGTCGTTGGCTCGGCTGTCGTGGCAAATGTGCTTTTTCTCCTCGATGCGGCACATCATCCGCACCGGGCAGCAGGCGTTCAGGGCTTGGTAGAAGCGGCCGATCCAGAGGACGGTATCGAACACCTCCCGGCCTACCGACATTCCGTAGGAGGCCACCATCTCGATGACCGCCCACCGCCAGCCCTGCTCCGTGGCAGAGGCCAGCTTCCGCAGCAGCTCGGCGTTGTCAACCTTGCCGAATTCCAGCGGGCGCAGGGTGTTGCGATCGATAACGCAGTAGCCAGACTGGGCATTGCCGGGGTCAATGGCGATAATCGGGCAAGTGCTCACAGGTACGACCTCCCGAACTCCTGCCGGAACTTCTCATCCGGCCACCCGTAATGCTCCATAGCCTTTTTCTGCGCCCACTTTTTCAAGCGGAGATCTTCGTCATGGTTGCGGTGGATGGCGTTCGGGCCGTTCTGGTGACACCACGGGCAGAGATTCGCCCACAGTCCCAAGCGCTTGCTCTTATCCCGGTAGGGGCCATAAAAGACCTCGTGCCGGGCCGTGTGGTATCGCCCGCAAATCAGGCAGGTGGGCTGCTGGTTGAGGATGCTGGGTGCATAGCCGTTGCTGTCCAGTTTGACTCCATATTCATTCAGTGCCATGCTGCACCTCCTTGTGCTTGCGGTAATACCAGCTCAGCGCCGACTTGCTGGCGTTGATGCCGCACTGGACGCATTTGGTTTTGCCGGGCTGCGCCGGCACTTTTCCACAGGCAACGCACAGGCCACGGGACTTGAGTTGCTCATACCGCTTCTGGGCGGAGGTTTTCTGTTTAGGTGTCCGCATCAGCGTCACCTCCTGCTGTGACAATCCAGACCCGACGGGAACCCCATCCAGACCAGCTTAGAGCCTCTGCATGGGTGTTTACCGCCACATCCAGCTTGTTACCTTTTACCGCGCCGCCAGTGTCCTGAACGACCCGGAGGCCTACGCCCTCGATATAGACCACTGTGCCGTATGGCAGAACGCTGGTGTCAGCAGCTACGGTCACACCTGGCTGCACCTTTGCACCGCTGGATGTGATGCCGTGCCCCTCGCCACAGATGTGGGCGTATTCTTCGGCGCAATAGGCCGTGCAGCTGAACGCCCCGGCGTATGTAAGGGTCAAATCGGTCTGGGCGTTCAGTTCTGCGGTCAGCTTGTCTACCTCGGTTTGGAGTTGGTCAATGGTTTCATCACGTTCTCCGGCCATGCGCTCCCAGTTGGATGACTTGCTGGCGTAGATATCTCGCTCGATTTCCAACTCGTCCACCCGCCGGGAGTAGGCCGTGCTTGCGAGGATGCAGCCAACCATCGCACACGAAACGCACACGATCAGGCTGCGGAATGGTCTTTTTGACCTCATGCCGTGCCACCTCCAATCTGTGCCGGGGCTGCGCCGCCGGGCAGAGCCGGGGGCTGCAAACTCTCAACCGGGGCATCCTGCACAGCCCGGTCGAAGCCCGGCCGGACGAACTGGCGCAGATCCGCGCTGCTGCGGCTGCTGAAAATCTCCGACAGGTCTGCCGGGGATCCAGCCCACCGCTGCACCACCATCGGGAGGGCGGCGAAGATTTTCGCGTTTTCCTTTTTGAAATCTTCGCCTTTCAGCTTGCGCCCATCGGGGGCAATGAATCCGCCGTGGGTCTGGTAGTACAGATTTGCCTCGATTTTCCGGGCAGCTGCCGCAGCCTGCGCCCAGAGGTCGTTCGCCGAGGGTTGCTGGGCTGACAGCAGCTTTTTAATTTCAGCGCACCAGTCCACAATCAGCTGGTTCTGGAATCTGCACTGTGTAAAGGCCGTATACAGTGCCTTTTCCACAATCTCGTCCGGGATGGTGCCGAACGCCCGGATGTAGATTTGCGTGTCAGCCCAGCGCTCCTCCAAGCTGCGGGCGCGGCCGTAGTGGTCATCGATGACCACCAGCAGCTCACGCAATTTCGTATCGGTCATGTTGTCGAGCCTCCTAAAAGTTCTCCAAAAATTTCATCGTAGTCATCAGCAGCAGAACGCTTTGGCTGCTGGCCCGCCGGGGGCTTACGCCGCTGGTCGCGGGCTTGCACATCGCCAAGGGTTTTCACGCCCTCATTCTTCCATGCTTTCAAGATGCCGTTGACGTAGTTCCATTTATGTACGCCAGACAGTGCGGCTTTTTTGATAGCCAGCAGGATGAGGTCATCCGTGAAAATCTGCCGCCATTGGAGCAAGGAATCCTTTGCGGCCGGGGGAAAGCTGCCGATGTTGTCCTCGAAAGACCGGACAATCTCGGCCAATCCGGGGTCGGCAGCCGGAAAACCGCCGCTGCCGTTATCTCTTACTCTGTTCTCTATCTCTTTATCTTTCTCTTTATCTTTATCTATCTCTTTCTCTATGGGGAGATTTTCCCCAGTGGTATCCCTACCACTTTCCCCAATGGAAAGAGGAGAATTTGCGGCTTGTAGTGTCTGCCTGCGCTTCTTGGCCGCCCAGTCAGTTTCACTACCTATCATTTCCGAATAATCGGAAATCGACAGCGTTCCGTCTGGGTTTTCAAAAACAAGGCCGATTTGCTTGTACACCTCAAGAGCCACACGGACGGTTGCCAGAGAAAACCATTTGCATTCTCTCTGAATCTTTTCAACATCATAGGGAATGAGCATCTCTCCGATTTTTGACACCAGACAACCACCCGTGTTTATGGTTTTGAGGCAGAGCATTTGATAGAGAACAACATAGTTGGCACCATCTGGCTGGCTCATCAGGTAGTCGATTGCGTCCGAGGACATGAAGCTATCTTTGAGTTTTATCCAGTAGTACCGCTTACCTGTTGCCATTCAAACCTCCTTAGAACGGCAGGTCATCGCCATCGTCAATTTCAGAGAAATCATCGGGATTGCCCTGCGAGTAACTGGGTTGTGCAACTTCGGGAGCAGCTTCTGCGCCCTGCCACCGCTGCCGCTGGCTCTGGGTGTTAAAGCCCATCTGCTGCGGCTGCTGGTAGCCCGGCGGCGGTGCTTCGCCGCTGTCATCGACACGCTGCTCAGTCTTGGGACCACAGAAGTGAATCTTCTGGACCACAAACTCGGTGGCGGTGCGCTTCTGACCGTTCTTGTCTTCGTAGGAGCGGGTCTGGCACTGGCACTCCACAAGAGCCGTGCTGCCCTTGCGGAAATACTGGCAAACGAACTCTGCCGTTTTACGCCATGCCACGAAATTCAGCCAATCGGTAGCCCGCCGGCCATCCTGACCGACATTGTCCCGGTCAACGGCCATGCGAAAGCTGGCGACTGTCAGGCCGCTCTGTGTGGTCCGCATTTCAGGATCGGCAGCGAAGCGGCCCTGAAATATGCAATTATTCAGCATGCGCGTCCTCCTGCCTGACGTTGCAAAATGCGTTCCGCATCTCCTGCACGAAAGTGCCAGTGCCGTAAGCATCACCGTTGGCGTTCTTCTGGTAGATGATGGCGAGCTCGGTCTGTGCCCGAAGCAAGTCCTTGTACTCCTCAACCGGGATAGCGATGGTCTGAACGTTCAAATCTTCCATAACTGGTTCCTTTCTTCTCGCATGATGCGGACCACCTTGCGGCACTGGTCCACATCGAACATTCCAATATGCGTAAATTCAATCGGGGTGCCCATCTTCTCGGACAGCCAGCGGTAGGCCTCATTCCGGCGGCCACGGTAGGGACCGTATTTCCAGAGCGGGTCAAATGCTGCATGAGCTGCCTTTTTCCAGTTGCGCAACTCCGAGTTTGCCAAGCGGCCAAGGGGTTTGTCAGACCCCTTGTGTACGCCGACATAGGCACCGCAGCGAGGGCAGAGGTAAATCATGCCGAAGCTGTGGCCGTGGTAAACCACCGAACTGTCTACGAAGTCTGCGGGCGTTCCGCAGTAGTCGCAGATGACGATTCGGCCTTTCATCGTGACCATTCCTCCTTGTACCGAGCCAACTGTTCCGGGGTATCCGTCTGGATGCCCAGTTCCTTGGCTTCTTCGATTGCGCCGTCCACAAGATGAGCAAACTCTTTCGTGTTCATCTTGTGGCTTTCCTTGTAGACAAAATAACAGGAGTAGTTTTTGCCGTTCTCCTGCCGGGTTTCATAAAGCCGGACATAGGGGTAAAAATCGCAGGGATCTACGGTTGGCGGGAGTTTTAATCCAACAGGTTTTCCATCCTTATCGCGGGCCAGTGCTCCGTATGACACCACAAGTCGCCGCTTCACGGCATCTTCGCTCTCTCCGGTTTCCGCAGAAATTTTGTTGCACAGAACGTGGAAATACGCATTTGCTGACAGGCTACGCTTTTCCCTGTGTTTTTTGATTTCCACATCCAGAACCGGCTCCAGATGCAGCTTGTCCCAGATTTCCCGGAAGTCGCCGTTGAGTTCCAACGTGACACGCTGTTTTCCACCGAGGGTAAAAGCCATGTCCACCAGCCGCCCGGTCATGTGGTATCCTCCTTGTCCTGATGGCAGTGCATATAGATGTACGCACTGTTTGACCCCATGTTGGCATAGAGCCAATCATTGATTTTTGCCACGCTCATGTGGTCACGCAAGACACGTTTTTCATAGATATACTCACCAGTCAGCTTTTTCTCGGCGATTTTTGCCTGAATCTCCTCGTCCTCGTAGTTGGCTTCGACCATGTAGAGGTCATAGTTCGGAGCGGCTATACCGTTCAGATTGTTCATGTCGGTGCAGTAGAACAGCTTTCCGGCGGGGAGCCAGACCTTCCATCCGCAGTTCGGAACATTGTGCTTCACCATGTTCGGAATGACATTACAGATGCCGTAACCGTACATAGTTCCCGGTGTCAAAACATCAATCTGGGAAATTGGCACCCCTGCATCCACCAGCGGTTTGCACAACCAGTCGCAGCAGGCGAATCGCAGTGTTGGGCGATTGGATGCCAGTAGTCGAAGCGTTGACGGCTGGAAGTGGTCGCAGTGGATGTGGGTCAAGAGAACCAGCTTCAGAGTTTTCCATTCTGCGGCCAAAGCCTTGAACGGAACACCACAGTCAATCAGAATCTCATGCTCAATCACCACGGCGTTTCCCTTGCTGCCTGTTGCGATGATGTTGTAGCCGATCATAACGAGCTGAGGTCAACAACCTCTTCGACGGCAGTGGGCTCGCCCTGCGAAATATCACCGTGCGGCAAGGCCTGTCCTGCGCCCACTTCGGGCTTTCCAGTATGAAGTTCTGGCTGCTCCTGTGCGTCAGACACGACCTCCTGCGTAGTAAGGATTTCGCCATTATCTGCTACCGCTGCCACGGCATTATCGCTTTCCAGAGCCTTGGTCATTTCGATGCTCATAACACCCCAGCGAGAAATAAGCTGTCGAAGCATGGTTTTCTTTGCCATGTCATCGAACGACTTATACCAAAAGGACGAATACTTCCACATTTCGCTCTCCGGGATTTTGCCAGCCAGCAATTCCTCGTACTTCTGCCGACTGAACGCCTTGGAGTAGGTATCTGCGTGGTTCATCATTTTTTCTTTGGACCAGTACAGCACCTTGCGGAAACCGTTCATGTACTCAAAGTAAGCCATGTAGCCAACGGTAGGTAGCGCATCCCGCTGGTCATCGTCTTCGATGAACTGGAACTTGGGCTTGCCGGTCATCGAATCTTTGCCCAGATACTCGCCCTGCTTAATCTCGGTAACATCGAGATCCGCATACTGGCCGCTGCGCAGGGCCAGCTGGATGTAGCCCTTATAGCCCAGAACAAACTGTGCCGTAACACTCTCCTGGCGGATCAGCCTGTTGTTGCGGTCATACTTGGCTTTCTGCTTGAAAGGCACGAGGTAGTACTGCCCCAGCTGAGGGGACGGGCTGAGGTTCAGGCTTTCACCAAGCAGGGCACCCGCCAGAATCGTGCCGGCATCGCACTCCTGCAAAGCCGGATTGACCGCGACTGCTGAGGTGATGCTTGCCGTAAAGCGACGAACGCGGGCGGGGTCGCGCAGGGTGTTGGCAATCAAAGACTGATAGCCCTTAGTGGTTATCGCCACAGAAAACTTAGGCTTCTGCTGCGCTTGCAGCTGGTTGTTATACGTTGCCATATTCGATACCTTCCTTTTCAAGATAATTTTTCAGGCCGATAAGCTGCGCTTTCGTGCCCTTTGCGTAGAAGCGGGTCATCAGAATGGGCTCCGGCTTGGGCTGCGAGACCGGTTCGACATCGGGCTGCACCGGCATTTCCGGGTCTACTGAAATTTCCTGCGCTGGTTCAGGCTGCGTCTGGGCTGCTGCGGCAGCAGCGGCGCGAACTTTTTCTGCCGCAGCTTCACGTTCTGCCTGCCTGACACGGCGTTCTTCTTCCAGCCGCCGCTGCTCTTCGAGAGCCTTGTGACGGTTATCCACAACTTTAATCGCTGTGGGCAGGTCGAGGTTCTTCCGGTATTCCACCATGACCTCCGCAGAACTTTCCATAGCGTCGATTGCAGTAACATCGGACACGATGCCATCCACAAACGCCTTTGCCTGTTTTTTCAGAGCAGTGACGCTGTCGCTCATGTTGACTTTTGGCCGGTAGGTCAAGTCATCCATCCAGTCAATACCTGCGGCCGCCACCAACTCGTTGTAATACTCCTGAACAGCATCCGTCTTCTGCGCCACGATACCGGAAGTAACGTCCGTGATTTTCCGCTTCAGTTCTGCGTCTGCGGTCTGGAACGGCACCGTTATACACTCACGATAAACCTTTTCAAACTCGGTATACGGTTCAAGGATTTTGTCCTTGACAGCAATGCGCTGTGCTTCGTATTCCTTGAATTCCTTGGTCAGCTGTGCGCGAGCATCCTTGACGCTCTTATAAGTCTGCTCTGTGCAGACCAGCGAGAGCGCGTCAGCCGTGCGCTGCTCGATGTCAGCTTTTACGCTGTGCAGCCGCTCAACGATGATGGGCAACTGCTGCAGTTCGATAACCTGCAATGCGGTTTCCTGTGCCATGTGGCATCCTCCTTTTACTTTCCAAAAATGATGGTTTTCCCGGTGTCCTTATTCAGGAGCACCATACCGTTCGGGATATCCCGAACCCAGAGATATGCGGTGCAGTCCCAACCGGCAGCAGAGAGGGCTTCTTTCTGGCGGCGGGTCAGCTTTCTACCTCTCACTTTCAAAAGATCACCTCCTCGTTCCAACGCTTCAACAGCGCGGGCTGCATGGTGATGATCTTGTAGCCGGTGGCTTCCAGCTCAGTGCTGCGGTCG